ACGCATTACCAGCAGAGGTAGCCGCAGCAGCCGCACTTGTTGCCGCAGCAGCCGTAGAGCCAAACAAAGTATCTGTATACCCTTTAGTGGACGCATCTTGTGCTTGAGTTGGGTTAGCCACACCCGTAATCTTGTTTGCACCCATAGCCAAAACGCCAGACATTGTACCGCCTGCCTTGTCTAGCTTCTGAGTGTCTACACTATCTGCATAAGCCTTTGTTGCTGCGTCTGTGCCTGCTGATGGTGTACCAAGACCTGTAATCTTGTTTGTACCCATTGCCAGCGCACCCGTCATTGTGCCGCCTGCCTTGGGTAGTTTTGTTGCTATGCTATTGGTTACAGTTGTTGAGAATGACGCATCATCACCCATTGCTGCGGCTAGCTCGTTAAGCGTGTCTAGTGCTGCTGGCGCATTATCAATGACGTTGGCGATTGATGTATCAACGTAAGCCTTAGTCGCTGCATCTGAGTTTTGGACGGGGTTAGATAGGCCCGTAATGGTTGCTGATGTGCCAGCGTCCATATCAAGCGAACCACTAATGTTCACATGGTTAAACGCACTTGTGCCTGTTTGGGCTGTAACATTGCCTGTGACATTTCCTGTCACATTACCTGTATGAACGCCTGCCGTATTGCCTGTCACATTGCCCGTTACTGCGCCAGCTATCGGGCCGACAAAGTTTGTAGCGGTGACTGTAGTGCCGACCACTGTAGAAGCCGCAGAAGCACCAATTTGCGCACCATCTACTGTACCGCCATTAATATCAACAGTAGCAGCCACCAGGCCAGTAAACGTACCGCCAGCAGGGGTAGCAGCACCAATAGCCACGTTATCAATACTGCCTGAGTTTATATCAATGCCAGTAACGGGAGTGCTGCCACCTAGCAGGTTATCTGTTTTTAACCAGTTTGCATTGAGTTTCGAGCCCCACGTATCGTCACTTGCGCCCACTTCTGGGCTTACATAGCCATATACGGGTGTAGTTGAATCTGCCATTTTATAAGTCCTTAATAGCTATTAACTTTAATCGCAAGGCCAGAGCCACCCGATATTGCTTTAGTGCTGTCTTTGTTGAGATTATTAACAGCCGCGTTATACAAAGCAGCCCAAACAGTTGTTCGTGCATCGTCCTTTAAGTAAGGCGCTGTGTGAATGAGTGTGCCGTAGAGATAAACATCGGGAGCATAGGTCAACAGCCAGTTTGTGGTGTTGGACGCACTTAGGCCTGGTGTTCTGCCAGTGTATAAAATATCAGCAACATAAGGCCCATCGGGGCTAGGCTGCACTTCCAAACTATTGCCATTGATTGCGTAATTGGCTGGTATGCCTGTCGCATTATTGTTTGTGGCGCGTAGTATGCCAAGGGCCGCAGAAGATGTTAATTTAACTTCACTTGTGCCATTAGCCTGCAAGCTAATACGACCAGCTTCTAACCAATCCGTAGGCAGTGTGGTGTACTGGCTTGAGATAGTAAGAGTTGAACGAATCTGCATACGCCAATGTCTTACATCACGATTTAGATTACTTTCAGCAAGATCAATAAATGTGTCGATTGATGATGTTAAATCATCACGATTTAGAAAGTCTGCGATTGAGGTTTTAAGTTCTGCGTATGTTGATATTGCCATTACTTAGCCATTCTTTTTTTAACGGCTGCTGACAGGTCTTTCTTGTGGAACAGGTCTTTGCTAGTGCTAGTGTGCCTAGCCCCTGTCATTGGCATGCCATTGGTCTTGTGAGTAGCACCCGTATACTGAATGCCATTTTTTAGGTAATGCTTAACGCCTTTAGCCATTTCAATAACCCGACCTAGTTGGCTTTTTCTTAGGCTTCTTGGTTGGCTTTTTCTTAGGCTTACTTTTCATCATAATGCACCTCCAAAATTGTTAGTGCATTATATCATATTATGCTAGTCCTTTAACATTCCGTTTTAATGCTCCTCGGTGTTTTTTCTTAGAACGTCCTAAATCCCCTGCTGCAAAGGCTTGTGCCATTTGTCTAAGCGCATCGGCTGCTTCACTGTGACCTTCGCTTTTATCTGGTATGTGTGACCAGCGTTGTTCACTATTTGACCATTTTCGCCTGTAAGATTTAAGGTGTTCTAGCCCTGCTGCACACTTTTCTTCATCAATCCAAATATAAGGAAACATATCACTGGTCTGCTGTATGCCCCAGAGTAACTCTTGAATTCTCGGCACAATGCGCCAGCTTGCACCAGGCATTAACTGTTTGAGCATATCCTTGGGGCTTTTGTTCTTTAGTTCGCCCTGCCGTTTGTGATCGGCATCGTGAGGCAGATACATATCTTCAAAAACTAGATCAAGGCTTTGCAGCCATTTAATTGCGTGACTGTATGGTTCATTCCATGCTTCGTAGAAATTTATGCACCTAAATTCAAGCCCGACCTTTTGCACAACGAATATTGCACACCCGTCACTACTGCCTATATCCCAAAAAGTCATGCAAGGGTGTGAAGCAACCACTGGCAGCTTACCAATACGACCATCTGATTGAGCCTTGTTAATTTCTCGTATCCAAAACGAACCTTCTGGGAACTCAAGAAAGTCGGATTCCCACACATGACCATAGGTATCGGGTCGCTGCTCTAAATCTTCTAAGCGTTGCTTGTTAAGCACTTCGGGGAACCAAGGGTTATCTTGCCAGCCTATCTTGGTAATCTTGCAATCGGTTGGCTTGTTTTCACGAAAGCGAATGTTTGTGGCTGATGTTTTAGATTGCGGATTCCAAATAATCCAGCACTCGCTATTTTCTTCCCGTATAGAGGGCATTAACTTCATGTACGCTTCTTCACTGACTGTTTCAGCTTCATCAATAAACGCTAACAAGATACGGGCTTTAGATTTAATACTGTCAATGTTGCGTGTTAGACCAGCAAAGCTATAACTGATGCGCCCGTCTTTACTGCGAATGTAATGGTCACCACAGTCATAATAATCGTTTAAAAATGGTACGGCTTGAATGGCTGTTTTAATTTCTGCAAATGATGATTCACTGAGGCTGTTCATGTACTGACGCAAACAAAGTATCTGACCTGATCTTTTGCTCTTGCCAAACTTATAACCCCACACTGCTGTCATTAATGCAAAGGCCCTCGATTTGGCTCCACCCCTTCCACCATACGCTGCGCGAATTCTTGCCTCCCCTTGGAATATTGGAACCAGTTTAGGTGGCAGTTCAATGTCTATTTCTGACATTTAAAGATCACCAAATTCTTTAGCAACCAGGTTAATTGTTGTTGGGGGCGTTAAAGAGCCATCACTGCTAGTGGTGTCCATCTTATCTGTCTGCCCTAGCCAGTTCTTACCTAGCCATACAAGCATCGTTGCATTGCCCTCCATAGCGGTTGAGTATTGGATACGCCTTAAACTCATACGCCCACCTGATTTCTTTTGTCCGATATACTCCGCAAAAAGAAGCCCATGATCACGCTTACAAGCTCTAGATAGGGTGTCATAATCAACGTCTAACACCCCTGCTATTTCTTCACCTGTGCATTGAATAGCGCACATTTTATCAACCTGTCCCCAATCAATAGGAATGGTTGAGCCTTTGGGCCTATGTGCTGGTTTCTTATCTGTCATGCTGCACCCTCAATTACGTTGCTTATTTCAATGTATGGTTTACCTGTACCTTCGTTAATAGCTTGCTTGCCTGTAAACTCCTGCCAGCGTTTAATGATTACGTCACAGTAAACCTCTGATAACTCCATTATTAGCGCGTTTCTGTTTGTTTTTTCACAAGCTATAAGAGTTGATCCACTACCACCAAATAAATCTAATACAGTATTTACGTTTTTAAAATAATCAAAAGACCATTCAGCAAGAGCAATCGGTTTTTGTGTGGGATGAACTCTTGGTATGTTTCTTTCGCTATCTTTATTAAAACCTTTCCATAAATGTCGGAATATTCTTATTGATGAAAACTCTGATTTAACCCAAGCCATTTCACAATCAGATTGAGTGTCCTTCATTTTATCTTCTACGCGCTTATCCCAAACAAACCAGTTATTTGATTGAGGCAATGAATGGCAATAATAGTTAGCACCCCACCATACTTGTCTAGGTATCTTTAAACCCTCGCACAAGTTATAAGCGTCTATTGCATACTGTGTAGAATCGTCTACAAAATCTGCAAAATTATGGTTTTTTGCTAAACCTGTTTTTCTTCCTGTTCTATCTCCCTTCTCATTTATGCCGTAAGGTGGATCAGTAAAAACCATATCAGCCTTGTGCCCATCCATTAGCGTATCAACGGCATCAATGCTTGTGCTGTCTCCACACATTAATCTGTGATTACCTAGTATCCACACATCACCCTCGACTGTTGTAGGCGTTTCTGGTGCTTCTGGTACGGCATCCTCATCGGTTAGACCCTCACTAGGCTCTTCTATTATTAAACTGG